CAGGTCGCGCATTTCTCAAAGCAGGTGTTCCACTCTTCCGTGGGAGGCTGCGTCTCATCGTCTTCATTGTATTCCAGAAAGTCGGCGTTTTCAAGTCGCATAAACTCGCGGGTTACCCAGTTGTTTATCTCTCGGATTTCGACGCTGACATCTGCGAGGTCGCTGTATCTCGATGTGAGGCCTTCATGATATTTCTCCTGCAAATCATCTGTCAGCTTTGCAAGCATGATGGCACCGGCAATGGGAATGTTGCCGCTTGTCGTGAGCTCTTTCAGCGGTTTGATAAGCGTGTTCAGTTTACAACGCTCCTGGACGAAGCGTTTGGTCTTACCGAATCTTGCGGCAATCTCGTCAACACACTTGCCAGCCTTGACAAGCTCTCCAAAAGCGAAGGCCTCCTCAATAGGGTCAACATCCTTGCGCTGAAGGTTCTCGGTTATCATGGCCTCGAAAGCCTCCTCATCTGTCATGTTCTTGACGATGCAGGCAATGGTCGCGTGCTCGCCTCCATCCTGATCGGCGTTTTTCTTCACGGCCTTGTAGCGGCGCTCACCGCATACAATTTCATAAGTCTCTCCGATGGGCCTCACCGTGATAGGCTGCAAGAGACCTTGGTTCCTGATGTTCTGTGCAAGCTCATCAAGTTCTGTTTCGTTGAATGTCTTGCGGGGATTGCGTGGAGAAGGATTTATCTTTGAAATCTCAATCTCCATCAGTTTAGATGTAACTTCCATTTTGATTAAAATTTAATAGTTTGACTTGTGTGTGAATGAATCTCATTTACATCTGTAAAGGTAGCTATTTTTGGCGATATTTGAAAACGGAAACTTCACCATTTTAGCACCTTAACGTTTACTTACGTTTGGGAATCCTGAGTATCCAGTAGAAACCTTTCTTCTCACCTTCAAGCAGGACGGGGTACTTAGGATCGTCGGGCTTGATGCTGATAGGTGAGATGTAGTTGACCGACATATAACCGGACATTCCGAAGTATGCCTGTATGCGGTGTATCTGGTCTCTGTCCTTGGTTCTCCAGGAGAGGGACAAATCAACCTCTTCGGCTGTTGCCTGTGAGGGGGACGATGTTGTAGGACTTGAATCTGTCATTGATGCGGTAGTTAAAACGATTCTTGAAATCTTCTACGTCGTAGTTTGAGGTTAGGTGTGTCCTGATATAATACTGCTGGTATATCTCGTAGCGGGCAAACAAGAACTCATCCACGACATCCCTGATATCCGTGCCATAGGATTTCTGCGACTCAACTTCCAGCCCGATGTCGTTCAGGCATAGGGCAAACGGGTTGCACTTTCCTGTCTCCTTGCTCTCGTTGAACGTGAGCTGGTTGATATGGCTGTGAACCTTGTAGTAATTCATGAGCCGTATCATTGACGTGTTGCGGAAGTAATGGCGACTCTTTATCATACCGAGGTATTTGCTGAATATCTCCATCATGACCGTCTTACCCGTGCCGGCTTGACCGACAATGAGAAGGTTCTTTTCCAAGACATGCTTCATCTCCGGGAAGACTTCTTCACATTCCCTATGGTCGTGGAAGTATAGCAGCAGGAACTTTATCACTTTGAAGTTGCCGTCATCAATGATGAAACGTCGTCCTTCGCGGCAGAGCGTCTCGTCGCCGATGTTCTTGATGATGGTGAGATGTCTGTTGAACTCGTCTGGGTTGAGAAGATTATACTTAATGCCCGGGGGGGTATCATCACCAGGCCTTTGCGTAATCCTTTTCAGCAGCAATCTGTTCACCGTTCTCAAATCCTCTTCCGTAAGCTCTCTCTCCTCGTTTATCTTCCCCTCTTTGAGACATTTCAGCTGATCGTCCGTAAGACCGAAGATTTCTTGCATCGATTTCGGCTCGTCTTTCTTGTTCTCCATTTTTCAATGCTAATACTTTGTCACTAATCCATAAATTCGCTCTCGACTCCCAGTCCTGTATCTTTCGGTTGGACGTTCCCATCCACCCTACGGAATCGAAATGATAGAAGAACAGCTCTGCCTCGGCCTTCCATTCGGGCAGCTTGTCGGCAGCGTTCTTCTCAAAGAAAGAAATGACTTCCTCCATGTCTTTCGGAAGATGAGGCTCTACAGGGTTCCTTTTTTTCTTTAGCGGTGGTGCATCGTTAGGGAAAAGAGTAAATTGCCCATCCTCGCACACAGGTGTAGGCGTATGCGCGGGAGATAGAGAGCGCGTTTCTTTCTTTTTTTCTTTCTTTTCTTTTATAGGGGGTGCAGGGGGAATGGTTTTCTTTTCTTTCGTTGTTTCTTTCAAATCTTCAAAAAGGTAGTCCGAAATTGCACCCTTTTTATTAAATTTGTCGGAATTAGCTTCGCTTGATTTTGAAGCAGTTGTGTCAGAAAAAGGTAGTCCCAAATTGCACCCTTTTTCGGGAAAAGGTAGTCCCAAATTGCACCCTTTTTCTTCAAAAAGGTAGTCCGAAATTGCACCCTTTTTTGTTTTTTCTGCCACTATCGAATAGAAAGAATTATTTCTCCTGCCGTTACCGGACTGATAGGTGATAAGACCTGAGTCGATAAGAGCCTTTCGAGCTTCCATCATGGTATGAGGCCTGCATTTCAACCTCTCTATCAATTCATCATTGGAAAGGCTGAATGTTTCGGGCCAACCAAGACTGTTGCAACGGTGTAAGAGGTAGAAGTATAGGATTGTCTCTTTATCGGAGAAATCCCTATCCAAGTCCCAAAACCTTTCGAGAAGCTTTTGGTAATTCATAGCCTTGCCTTCCTGTAGGTCTCGTAGTTCTCAACCACATCGGCAAGGTATTCGTCAGGGCACATATGCGCATATTCACACACGCCTCTTATGCCCTCTTCAATACCGTGGCAGACTATGTACTTATACCCTGCTTTCTCAACCTGAGTCTGAAACTCTTGCTGTGCTTTACTCTGCTTGCCTGCTGAGTTCTTACCCTTCACCTTGGGTCTCTTCATCTCAATAAGCAAGGCTCCGTAACCGCCTCTCTTGTGTAAGAGAATCAGGTCGGATGCTCCAGCAAGTGCTCCTTCATACTTTCTCATGGCTCCGCTGGCCCCTGTCCTCGCGCCTCCGTTCGGTATAGCCAGAAGGAGACATTTCTTGTCGGGGAACTTGATCCTGAACCATGCGACAAATGAGTGCTGTATCTGTGCTTCACTCATGGTCGCTTCCTGTTTCTTGATTGTGTCATTTTCCATAATTTTCTGATATTTTTTCACATTCTTTGAGCAACTTGGTTATCTTCTTCAGCCTGACCTCACAGCCCATGAAGGCCGCAAGCGTCACCCAGGAGTCGCCAAATAAGGTCGGCTCCTTATGCTGCACGGCGCATAACCCGTTGCGCGACTTAACGAATTTGTAATTACTTGCCATATCATAGTTTGTCTTTGAATAGGTTCATGGTGATGTTTACCATATCCTCATCTATCTGCGTCGTGGTACCTGTAACACCGTCGGCGATACTCCTCTTGGTCTGAATGATGTCGTACATGTATTTGTCGATGGTATTCTCGCCAAGAAAGTAGTAGCAGTTGACGTTGTTCTTTTGCCCATTACGATGGGCTCGGTCTTCTGCCTGTTCGCAGTCTGAATAAGTCCATGGAAACTCTATGAACGCGACTCGCGATGAGGCTGTCAGCGTGAGTCCTGTGCCGCCAGCTTTGTAGTTGAGGATGATGAGCCTCGTGTCGGGATCGTTCTGGAACCTGTCAACGGCTATCTGCTTCTGATCGATGGAGTCGCTGCCGGTTACGGTAACGGCATCAGGAAACTGCTTCTTCATCTCCATCACGACATCTTTGAGGTAGGCGAACAGTATCAACTTCTCGCCGCCGTCTATAATGTCATGAACGAAATCCGTCACAGCTTTCACCTTGCCCCTGGCCGCAATGGCTTTGAGGGTGCCCATCCTTACCATCACCTCGCCGCGCATGGCACGTTGTACCTTCTCATCGTCGGCGTTCTTGTACTGGCGTAGGTACTTGATGAGGTCCATCTCGCAGGTCTCATATTCCTTTCGAGTCGTGATGTCGCAGGTGATGTACTGTCGCGTCTTCTCAGGCAGCTCTGTAAGCACCTTCTGCTTCTCACGTCTGAAGAAACATGAGTTCCACAGCCTCCAGTTGAGTTCCTTCGTATTGGAAGACCTCTTTGGACCATCGCAGAAACGTTTCATGAAGTGGCTGTAGCCTCCGAAATCTTCAAGCCTGTTCAGTATCTTCAACTGCTGGACGAGATCTGTGTTGTCGTTCACTACGGGCGTGCCGGTGAGAGCGAACACAAAGGGCTTGCCCTTGCAGATGCCTTCAACGTACTTCGCTTGCTGCGTCTTGGAGGTCTTGCACTTATGAGATTCGTCGATGATAACCGTCTTAAACAGGTTGATACGCTCATCGAAGATGATGTTCCTTAGTGACAACCTTGGGGCTGTCAGGACCTTCTTAACGAAGAACTTCTTCAATGATTCGTAATTAGTGATGAATACGTTGCAGACGTTCTCGCCGTCCTGACGCTTCATCAGGATGAAGTTCTGCCAGGTGTCCCTGTTCCTATCGTCAAGGATGATGGCCTCCATGCCGCTGAACTTCTTGAACTCTCGCTTCCAGTTTACCTTCAGGGATGCCGGACAGATTACAAGGCAGGGGAACGACTCTCCGAATACGGCACGTTCCTTGTGAGCCTTGACAACGGCACAGATAGCCTGTAGCGTCTTTCCGAGTCCGGGTTGGTCTCCGAAGATACACCGCTTATGGTTGAGCGCGTATGCCACGCCCTCCAGCTGATAGTTGTAGGGCCTCAGCAGCATATAGTGTTCACCGGCAAGGGGCGTGAGCTCGGGCAGCTCGAAGGTGAGTTCCTCATTGATTTCACGTTCTACAATCCTCTCGCAGTAGCGGTTCTGCACCGCCCATTGGGCAAAGGCATGAACGTACCATTCAGCGGGCTTACCAGGAGGATAAAGAGGCGAATCCTTAACAATAAGCCACGCCTTGTCTGCTCCGTCATAGCGTGGCCTACTGGGTACTCTCTTTATTACTTCAATCATCTTCGCATTGTACTCGAACTGAATCTTGTACTTGCTCGGCATTGATGTAATATAGATTGGCTTCATCTCTTACACTGCTTGCTTCAGGGGCTCGGACTCTCCCGCCTCACCATCATCGCCGAAGGGGTTGTCTGTCCCCTCGAACTCCATGGATGTCTGTATGACGGAATACTTGTGCTCGAGAACGTACAACTTAGCCTCTTCGATAACCGCATCTACGGCTTCATTCAGCTCGGATAGTCTCTCGTAGTTCTCTGCTTCCTCATCGAGAGTGATGGGCGGCGTGTTGAGGTTCAGCACCTTGTTGGTAACGACCAACGTTCTCTTACCAGTCAGCACACAGGAAACAAAAGCGTCGGCACCGCTGATGGTAACGCCAGCGACATCCAAACGTCTTATGAGTTCTGTGTTCTCCTCGGATTCGGGATGCTCCCAGTCGAACCTTTCGGCTTCCTTCTGTTCGGTAAGGTCGCAGAGGAATGGGACAAGACGCTTCATCGCGTCCTTCAAATCCTGATGCACGGGGTTCGCACCCTTCAATACTACTTCGTTGCCCTCATCATCGATATAGGCAACTTCAAGACAGCCATTCTTGATCATCTTGGCTTTCTTAATAATCATGCTCATAACAAAAAATTTTGAGGTAAAAAATGAGGAGCATCACTTATGATACTCCTTGATGAAATCTTCGTAGAACCTATCAGCTGGAAGCGGAAGTTGTATGCCTAACTCTGAAGCCGCGTCCGCCTGTATCAGGTTAAGGAACTTTGTCATTTGTGCAGTCGTAAGGCTGGATGAGGATCCTTTCACCATCAACTCCTTGCCGCCTATCTTCACAGGCCTTGCAAGGAACAGCGAGCAGTAGTAGTCGTATATGTCCTGTTTCGGCTGTCCCGTCTCCTGACTTATACACTCCATCCACATCCACATAAGCGAGTTCTGTGCAACAGTCCTCGGCTCCTTCTTCCGCGAAATGGTGAGGTCGTATGTCCCGTTCGTCAGTTTGGAGCAGAGATATTCCAACGATTGTTCCATACTGACCTTACCATCCTTTTTGATAAGTTGCGTGGT